TCGTATTGCCTTTCGGCAAAACTTTTTCTAGCACATCAATTATTGGTTGATGTTTAGAACAACAAACTTACGATAGTAAACGTTTGTGTCATGTGCTAGAGCACCAGTACCAGCGCCAGTTGCGAATGGATTTGCAACGAGACCATAACGAGTCTTGAAGCCAATCTTTGGCTGGTAGGTTTGTGGATCAACTGCACGAACCATCTGTAGAGGAACATATGGGCAGTAGAAGAGACCAGCGTCATAAGCGTTGGTGCCCTTATATCCTACTACACAATAGTCTGTACCAGCAACAGAATATGGATCAACATATACCTTGATGCGTCCGAATAGGGTACCTGCGAAGGTATTGCCTGTATCGTCAACAGTTAGGTTTGTTTGACCAGCTAGTGCTGAATTATAGTCAAGAAGACCTGTCATTGCGAGAGCTGATGCAACATCGGTTGAAAGGATAAGCATGTTGCCCTTGCCACGACGAGTGTCTTTAGCAATCTTATTTGCTGCTCTTTCGATTGCGAACAAGAGTGACTTGTACTTCTCAACCTGCCAGCGACCGCTTGTGTCGCTTGAAGAAGATAGGTTGAAGACATTACCCGTTGCACTGTTTGTGATACCTGCATTCGCAGTTGCATAAACAGTACGAACAACTTCGCGGTTGATTTCTGCTAGAATTTCAGTTGACAAGATATTTGTCAATTCTGTTTCTGCGTCGAGACCGTGGATTGCCTTGAGGTCTTGTGCAAGTTCTAGCGTGTATGATGCTTGCAAACCGCGTGTATTTGCTGTAACAGCAACACGATCGATTTGGAAACCCATCTGTGCTAGGTTTGCTGATTCACCGAAGGATGTTGAGAATCCTGGACCAGTGTTATCTAAACCGAAGATTGATGAGTTTGCATTACCTGGGTTCACTGCCAATGTTGACTGTGTACCAGTAGCAGCATTACCTGAGTGGCCAGTATTTGCTTCATTGAACAATGCTTCACCAGCACGTGCTGTTGCAGATGCGAAGGTTGAACGCATTGCGAAGATCAAACCTGTTGGACCAGTCATTGGCTGAACGCCGCAGATGTCATAAGCCATTAGGTTTGGTAGTGCACGACGGACGAGACCGATTAGGATTGGGTCGAAGCCTTTGATTGAGCCTTCACCACCAACTACTGGTGACGAACCGCCACCGATGTTGTTTGGTAGACCGCCGCCAGAGACAGTGCCTGCTTCCCATAGGTTTTGCATGGAACGTGATTCTTCCATTAGGGCGCGTTCTTGGTTCTCTAGAACAAGTGCAGTAACTGCACGCTTGTAAGGATCTGTGATCTTTGGGAGTTCTGAGTGATCAAGGACTGGAGCCCACTTTTTTGCATATGTTTCGTTAAGATACATGTTATAACTCTCCTGAGTTTTTAGTTTAAATTAGGCTTTTGGAGCCGTTTTTGTGATTGCATTTACATAATGTTTCATCATACCAGATGCTTCAACTACTTCTGGTTCTTCAACAGCTGTTTCTTGAAGGACCTTTACCTCACTTGTCATTTTCTTTGATGGGAAGTAGTTCTCGCGAATTACTGCGAGCTTATTATTAAAATCACCCTCTGTGGTGAACTCCATGCCCTCTGCGAGCGATTTCATTTTGCCGACTTGTACTTCGGTTAGACCTTCACAAATCTTACGAATTGCTTCGTTTTTATTTGCAACATTAAGTTTTTCAACAAGGTCAGCCTTTTCTGCAGCTGCTGCAGTCATTGCTTCTTCTAGTTGTGCAACTGTCATTGCAAGTTCTTCAGCAACATCGACCTTCTCTTCTGGAATTTCGATGTAGTGCTCTGTAAATAGATTCTTCAAGCCATTGATAAAGTCTTCGACAAGTTCTGCGCGGAGACCTGTTTCAATTGCAACTTGATTTTCATTAACCCACTCTTCGACTGCATAGCTGAGATACTCATCAACCTGTGCAGACATTTCGTTCTTGATTTCTTCGATGGCTTCGATGAGCACTGCGTCATTCTCTGAAAGAACATCTTCAACAATTGACTCAACTCGTGATTGTACAGCTGCTTCAAAAATTGTTGTTGCTTTGACACGGAAGTCTTCAGATAGAGACTCACCGTTGAATAGAGCATCGACATCTTCTCTCATTGAGCCGCGATACTTTTCAACCATCTCTTTCTTCATCTTCATCTTCATTTCTTTTTCGTCTTCTTCTTCTTCATCTTCCTCGTCTTCCTCGTCTTCATCATCTTCAGACTTGGCTTCAGGAATGAGAGTCTCTTCTTCTTCAGAGTCTTCGAGAATCGTTTCCTCTTCCTCTGTTTCTTCTGTTTCTTCACCCAAACTTGGATTCATGTTACCAACTACTGGTGTTGCAAGACCTGAAGACTTGACTGAATTCATTTTCTTGTCGCCTTCGGCTGATACTTGACCAGGCTTTGGCGCTTCCTTTGTGGCAGCTGCAGCCTTTTTGCCAACTTCATCGCCTTCTGGCTTTTCGTTTGTTGTGCCGCCTAGATCATCCATTTGGGTAGGAAGTGTTTGCATTGGTTCCTTGCCTGCATTCATTGATGCTCTTAGAATTTCAGCAGCAGATTCTGATAATGTTTTTGACATTTTAGTTAAACTCCTAAAGAAGTAATATTATTTATAAAATTTAAAGTTTTGACACAAAATTCTCAAAGATCTTCAATGAGATTTCGTCAATTTGCTTTTGCTTTGCGTTCTTAATTTGTTCATAATATGCATTAACGTCAATTTCTTTGACCTTACCGTTATCCCACACCCACTCTTTATTTTCCATAATACCTTGAACGAAAGCACCTGGTGCGGACGGATCCGCCACGATATCTGCCGCTGTGGCTAGATAATAATCGTCTTGTACCACATTAACACCGTTCACTTCTTTAAGTGAACCCATGCCACGTGATGATACACCAAGAGTTGCACCGCCTTCCATAAGGGACTTGGCGATCTTACCCATTGGTGTTTCAAGAATTTTTGCCTTACCGATCCACTGATTACCTTCTTGCTTTAAAGAAGTGATTAAGTGTGATACTCGGTCTAGATTGATTGATGGTGAATCTGGATGACCCAATTCGCCGAATGCGCGATTCTTAGTTACATACTCTTCGTTGTAACGATTGACTTCTTTTGCAAGAGTGTCAGTCTTATACATACGACCGTTGCGATTCTTAGTTTCTGCAACAAGAAATGGACCTGAAATGTAAAGTGTTTTAACACCGTTCTTTTCTTCGGTGATTAACTTTACTGATTCGATTGTCTCTGTAATCAATTTCATTTTAGATTCCTAGTGATTGTCTACGACGCAATGATCGTTTTCTTTTAATTAATGATCTTGCTAATTTAGCTCTTCGCTTAACTTTACCTTTACGCTGCGCAATACGGCGACGCAAACGTTCAGAGGCTGTCATTCTTGTTAATTTACCACCACGAATTGTGTAACCTTTTACACCTGAAACAACTTTACGCCTTTGAACTTTACCACCACGAACGCGAGCCTTAACGAGTTTTTTACGACCCATTCGAACAACATTTGCTTCCGCAATAATTTCTCTAATTACTTCTGATACAATGCTCATTTGTCACCAATTTTAAATGAAACTTTGCTCATTGCAAAGTTTGCTGCCTTTTCAAATCCCTTTGGTGTCGTAAGCATCTCAGCAAACTTCTTTTTGTTTTCGTCGTTTAATGCACCATGGACCATATGAATGGCTTTTGCTGCACCATGACTGACTTTAAGTTTAGAACCGTCACCAAATTTCATATGACGAGCTGTTTGTTTTGGCGATTCTTCTTGAGCATACTTTGCAACTTGCTCAAGACTTTCCATTACATCTTCAAACTCTGAATCTTCAGAAGTTAAACCAGGAACTACATTTGAAGGATTTGTAACATTGCGTGGTCGATATGGAATTGTAAATGTTAATCCAAGTTTTTCATTTGAATACATAGCAACTCTTTTTCCATCTGGAAAAATACGAATACCTTGACGACGAAGAACCAACATTGGAGGTGGTTGTATTTCGTCTTGCAATGCTTCAGATAATTGATTTTTGTCTGTAATCTCAAAACTGTTTTGTAAATTTTTACGAACAGCTTGAAATGATTGAGTAGAACCAAGAGCTGCTTGTGATAAAGAATCATTGTACTTCATCAAAACATCTCGTTGATTTTTAGGAAGTTTAGCGACATCGCCAACCTGTGCGTGTTTACGCATTGCCATCTTAAGAGTTGGCAACTCGGCTGACTTCATTATCCCTGCACGAACAAGCGCATTTAATTGCGCAGCGTTGTTAGGCATCGCTTCCGTCAATCTCAACTTCAGTTGTTTCAAGTTCATCTGTTCCTACTTCTACTTCTGGCACAATAAGTGTTGAGGCAATCTCAACTTTTTTAACTTCTAATGCGTCAGTAACTTTACTTGCAATTGCAGACTGAAAAGCAGCTGCAAATGTTTCTTTATCTTGATTTAACGCCGCATCAATTAGTTCATAACTTTCCATAATTTTTCTCCTAATTTATTTAGTAATTTCTGATTGAAATGCTTGATCAACACTTGAATTTGGTTCAGCACTAGTCTCTGGTAGAGGATTTTCTGCTTGCTCTTCAGCAATTTCTACATCCATTCGTTTAATGCCTTCCTCGTCAAAATGTAATACATGTTTCTTAACATACGCTTTTGAATAGTATGTTCCAACATACGGATCAATTTGCGCCATAAGTTGTAAACGAGCACTCATAAGTTCTGCTTCTTTTAACTCAGAAAAATTATTATCTTTGAGAAAATCGTAGTGAATCTTTTCTTTTAATGTTTCCCATTCATCGATAGAACAAATACCTTTTAAAGATAATTGACGCTTCATCAATTCATCGAATAAAATAGTAAATTTATTTCTTAAACGGTCGACAAACTTTGAAAATTTTAGTTCGTCTCTTGTAATCTCTGTTGAACGACCAAGAGAGAATCCTGTCTGTGTTTCTAAACGAGAAATAGGAACATTTAATGCTTTGTATAATTTATTTTCAAAGTAGCGAACATCAGACAACTCTCCGAGATTTTGACCTGCAGGAAGAGTAGTAATTTCTGTTGCCTTTCCTTCACCACGTCGTGGAATATAAAAATCTTCCATCATTGACATAAACTTGCGATCGTCTTTGACTTCGCCAGTTGAAGAATCATACACAACCTTGTTACGGAACTTCGTCATAATATCACGAAGATACTGCTCTGCCTTTTTCGATGGCATGTTTCCAACATCGATATAAAATACACGACGCTCTGGAGCACGAGACAAACGATAAATTACGACAGCATCTTCGACCATACGAAGCTGGTTAAGAGGTTTTATTGCTTTGTGAACATGAGACAATACCATTTGTCGTTTTGCATCGAGTAATCCAGAATTAATATTCACGATTGCATCAGTGGCAATTTTAACTGAAGTATCATTTACTTGTGTGATTAATGTTTGTCCTTGCACAGTTGCCTTGTCATTGAACACATAGAATTCTTGATATCCATCGATAACTTCGATCTTTGTGCGAGGATCTTTCTTTTTAATAACTGTTCGAACTTTTTTAATTTTGCGAGGATCGATATAAACTAGTTCTTGAATTCCCATTCTTGGATTTTTTTCATCGATCAAAACTTGGTAAAATAGTCTTCCATCGATATACCACCCACGAAAAATATCTGATCCCATGTTTGAGAAGTCTAACATGCGAAGAACATTTTGAAATTCTTCACGGATCATTTCTTTTACATTTTCTGGTTGTTCTAGATCGTCAACTATGATTGTAACAGATTTACCTGTAACATCGTGCACAATTGATTCATTTACGATTTCATCAATTGCAGATTCAAGTTCTGGTTGCATCGCCATCTCGCGATAACGAGTGACTAGATCATTTTCGTTTTTAAAACTTGCTTCTAAATCAAGATAAGTGCCAAAATATCCACCAGCAGTTACTGTTATTGCACCATCATCAGAAACAGGTGTAGAAACTTGAGGTTGAAGCTGCTGTGGCGCACCTTCTGGTTTTGTGCGAGTAATTTCGAAACCGAATAGATTAATTGACTGCGCCATATATTACTCCATTATAAAAATGGGGGAGGATATCCTCCCCCAACACACTATATTTAGAATAGCGATTCAACTGGTGTTACTAGAGACGTTGTAACACCACGATCAATTGATTCCCAGTACTGATAAGCAAAGTTGACTGTGTATTCTTCAATCGTGTCGTTTGAACCCCAGTCTAGATCAATTTGAGAAATATCTGTTGGGAACATACCAACTAAACGATATCTCTTGAGTCTTTGACCCCCTTTACCATACTGAGTTACAGTGGCATCAACACCATATTGCTGTGATGTTCTTGCTGTTGCTGAGCGAAGGTTTGTAACATTTTCATTAATACCGCGAACCCATGATTCCATCGAATTACGAATTCCGAAATCTTCATCGTTTAAAATCGTTACTGACCAATCAGCAAAAGTACGATTACCAGCAACCTTTACTTCGCGACCGAAGTAAGGCACTGTAACCATTCCAACTGTTGACCCTGGAAGAGCAGCAGTTTTAACCATGAATGTTGATTTCGCAGTAGATATTGCTCTTCCCGTTACATATGAAGGAAAATTTAATTCGACCTCAAATAGATTTGGACGAGCGCCATCACCCTGTAATTGAGTACGAAATTGATTTACATTAAAAGCCATTGTTTTCTCCTGACTTTATCTTTAGTCTATTTATTAGAAACGACCAACGATTTCATCGAAGGCAACACCAGTACGAACAGCAACAAAGTTCAACTGTATGTAGTTGATTGCTTTAGCTGGTTTGATGTAGATGTCACCGATAAATTCGTTGCGGTCAACAACTTCTGGACTATTATTTGTTTCGTCACAAACAACACGGAAGTCATAGATGCCGCGACGACCCTGCACTAATCGTAGGAATGGCTCAACAAGATTAATAAATTGTGCTCTTGTAAACTCATCATTGAATTCAAAGAGGCTTGCCTTCGCTGCTCTGCTGATTGCCTTCTCGAGAACGATAAACAAACGACGAACATTAATACGATCAAACGCACTTGGTCGTGTTAATAGTGTTTTATCACCAAACAGAACAGTGCCTTCTCCTGGGAACGAAACAACAGGGTTTACACCTGCCTTGTATAGCGTGTCTCGTTGTGCTTGATTTGGATTAAATGCAAGTTTAACCACATTTCTTAATTGACCACGATTAAATCCAGCTGGTGAGAACCATGGATCGCGATCTAGATCTGTGCGAGCGCAGAGACCAGCAATATCACCATTTAGTGGTATGTATCGATAGACATCATTATATTTGTCGTATTGATACTTCCAGCCACTATCTAGTACAGCAAACGAAGTTGATGTAAGAGAATTGCGGAAATTAGTAATTGCTGTTACTGGATCAGCAGCCTGAACGTTTGCGAGAGCAGGTGACACAAATGTCACACAGTCGCGGCGACCGTCAGAAAGAGAGATAGTATTTGCTGCAACCGTTGATGAATGACCTGCTGTCATTAAAAGACTAATATCAACATTTTCAGAGCTCGCAAACTGTTGGTAGGCAATTTGAACATTACCATCAGTCGGTGTAGCATCCACACCTTGTACAAAAGAGATGCCATTTATATTTTCGCCAGCAAATGAGTGGCTTGCATTAGCAGCAACGCCCCATGTTGCATTGTTTTGACCTAATCCATATACCCATTTTGAGTTATTATAGAGAACATCAACCCAATAAATGCTTTGACCAGACTCACCTTTAGCGTTTGTTGCTTTCGAAACGTTTGAATATCTTTCTAGAACAGTGTTTGCAGTACCAGTGATTAGACCATCTTCGTCGATAATTGCGATATGCATTTCATCATTCGCATTTGACTTAAATTTCGCAGCAACAAACGGTGAAGTTCCAGGAGCAGCATCGAAAAATGGAGCATATGTCCAAGTTGAGAATGCTACAGCATTTGAATTTGCGCAAAATGCAACCTTCAACGAGTTACCTAGTGAACCAGGATAACGAGCTGCTACAGCAACGTTTGCATTTGTTGCAGTGTAGAAACTATCAAAGTAGTGATCTTCATTGCGAATCTTAACATTACTTGCAAAAGTAATAGCAGCAACGTTTAGAGCTATCGCAGTGTTTAGAGTTGCTGCGTCAGCTCGAGATACAAATAGACTGCTGCTATACGCAAGGAAATTTGCAGCAGTGAAGAAAGTTAATGCAGTTGTTGAATCTGGTTTGCCAAACACTTGAACGAGCTCATCTTCTGAGCTGACTAAACGGGCAACATCGATTGGACCCCACTGAAACGCGCCAGCGACTGCGCCAGTGGATGTGGAAACTGATGGTACAACTGTGGTTGCATCAATCTCGGATACATTCACGCCTGGTGATACTAGAAAAGCCATGTTTTTGCTCCTGTTAAATGGAGATTAAGAAATATACGGTTTATTTAGTAAAATGAGGTTTTTAGTGATTTACTGGCGTCCAAATATCACCATTTTCTAGATAACTTCCGTCATTTTGATCAACATCGATATGTCCACCCAAAAATGTAGGAAGTCTCTCCTCTTCGATCTGTTTCATCTGTTCTTCATACAATTTTAATCTGATGTCAGTATTTGTTAACTCAGAGAAGAATTTTTGATTGGTTAACCATGCAAATAAAACAAGAGTCATAACAAGATCGTCATGACTTCCTTCTGCAGCCTCAAAACTTGTTCCATTCGATATAAAGGTCGAAAGTTCTGATATTGTATCAAAATCTTGTATAATGAGCTGTTGCGCTTCTATAAGATTCTTCATGATAGAACAACCGAGTCTCTTTACAGATTTTGTAGTTCGAACTCCTCGGTAGGACTTGTTTCCGTATCCCCATGTAACTGCAATCTTTCCTTTAATCTCTACTGTAGAAAGAATATTTTCATACTCATACTCATCAAATAAAGAATCGACGACTTGCTGACCATTATCATTAATTTCAATCAATACATACGCTGAGTTATAATATTCACCCATACGCCTAATAATTGATGGATACACAATAGGACTGATGTTGTTATCTTTATATGTACAAACTTGTTTATATGGTATACTTGTAACATCGATAACACTAAATGCAGAATAGTCAAGTCCTCTACCACGAGCAGTATCAGCAATAATTACATAATTATGTTCTGGAATCGGAGCTTGATAAACTTTAATTCCATTTTCCGAAAGATGTATTGGTTTTACAAATGCAAGGGACTTCAAGGCTGCAGAAGAAAGTAATGTACCTGCCGACCCCATAAACTCGCATTCCATTTCCTGCAAAAACTTTTCGTCTTTAAGAATGCGTCTTTGATCATCTGCCCATGCTTGATCACGACCTGGAACCTGTCGCCAGTTGGCTTCAATATGTTTAAATCCACTTTGCCCTTCAACTGCTTCAGTCCACATTCTGTAAAAATGATTCATTCCATTTGGCGTGGAAGAAATTAGAATTTTAGACTGTGTACCAGAAGAGATAGTTGGGTATACAGAGGTGAAGAACTCATCAGCAATATTACTTGGCACGAATGCGAACTCGTCAAGATATAGCAACGAGATAGAGTAACCACGAATCGCACTTGACGCAGTAGAGGTTGCCATTATACGACAGTTATTTTCTAGTTCAATGTCACCTTTGTTCCATACTTTTACACCCTGTTGTATCCAAAGTGGTAATGCTTCATACGCAATTTTAACTCTGTTTAAGATTTCGCGAGCTGTTGGTGCTTTATTTGCCAAGATAGCCACAAATTTATCTTGATTAAACAGAATATACCAAAGGATATATCCAACGACCATCGTAGTCTTACCGACCTGACGACCTGCCTTTACTATAACGCGGCGATTATCATTAATATCTGTAATTGCTTGTTTTTGGAATGGATACAAAGATATCTGCACAAAACCCTTGTCAAGAGTAATAATCTTTACATAGTTTTCGATAAAGTAGATTGGATCTTTTGAGCATTTAACATACTCGCGGATTTGTTCTTCCGTGAGCTGCATTGGCATATTCACCCGTTTTAAAGAGGGATTCCCAAGATAATGCTTTAGTTTAGATCTAAGATTCATTTTTTATTTGCTTCAATAGATCTGCTGTAGATCCAATGAACACTGCTTTATCAATTGCAATATTTGTTGGTGCTTGCTCTTTTGGTTGCAATTCTTGTTGTTGCCGTTGAAGAATCATAAGTTTCTCTGTGACATCAGAGAGATTCTTAATCATGTTGGCTGCTACTTCGTATGCTCGTGGATGCTGTGATTCTCTCGCTACCTCAAGAATACCATCCAAAGCCTCATTACCCCTTTCGATAAGGTTGTAATAATTAGAACGCGAGTAATCTGCATCAGGATTTTGTGAATCATCTTGATGAACAATCATCGATTTAGTTTCTTTATCACTTACTACAGGAATATAGTCAGTGTTTAGAATATTAGAGAGATTTTTATCAACTTCACTCATATTATTTTATAAATTTGGAAACTCAATAACTGTTTCATCAAATCCAAACGCAGTTTGAGCACTTGCATTATTTGGCGTTGGAACCACTGAGAGATTAACTAATTGATTTTCTGCTGTGCTAAATGATTGTATTTTATATGATGTATTTGTAATTATGCCAGTTAGATTTCTTCCTGTTTCAAGAACTCCATTAACATCAGATACAACAAGAACTTTGGTTGTATTACTCCAACTACTAACTGTTGCAGTTGAATTTGCTGCATCTAATGATCGACCCTCAAACACTACTTCCCCAGTTTGATAGTTTCCTACGCCACTATTTGCATTCATAGTCAATTCACGAAGACCATCTAATTCAAAAATTGAATTGAATGTATTTGCAGTAGACTTTCGAATGATATTACGAGATAGGATTGGACCAAACATATAACCCTTTGCTGTAAATGTTAATGTCCATATTATCATTCTTGTTGTATCTGGTGCGCCAACACTGTCAACATTGTATGAGATGTTTTGCAATATAAATGGAACATCAACTTTTTGATCTGATAATCCTATAACATCAATTGTTACATTGTAGTCTGGATTAAAGAATGGTAAAATTTGTTCAATAATTTGAGTGCCATCTTCAGTGTTACGAACATAGATATTTAATTCAAAATCAAAATTATATGGAGTTGTGCGAATCGACTTTATTGTTGTTTGTGTCTCGGGAGAAAAAGATTCAGTAAACAAACTTCTTTTTCTCATTGGGTCATATGTTATTGATGTTAAATCAAATGACATTCTTGGTAATGTGATTTGAACTTCTTTTGTAAGTTCTGGATCTTGCGTTATGCGTTGATAAAACTTTTCTTTTTGTGAGTATTGCAACGGAACATTAATTCGTTCAATTTCTTGAGTTCCTGCCTTATTATAACGAACCAAACGAATATTATTAAATAATGTGCCAAACGCAACAACCATTTTACGAGTTATACGATGATAAAAGTGAATATTAGATAACATTATGGTTCACCAAATGGATTAATCTCAGTAAAATCTATAATTCCATCAGCTTCTGATTCAAGTATATCATTATCTTCAATATTTCCTACATTAACATTGTTAAGTAAATCTGGTGCTCCGTTTAGAGTCCACTGAGCATTACTTGTTGAGCCTTTAACTAAAGTGCCACCTACAAATGCGCCTTTTACATTTCTTACTTTTAATTTTTGTGTCGGTAGATTCCAACCAGCAACAATTGCTTTCGCTGTCGCAGTTGCAAGATTAGACCCTTGATATACAACCTCAAAGCGTTGGAAAGTGCCTGTGCCACCAGCGTTTAAATTTAATTCTAGAACATTACTTTGTAGATCTGCAATACGATCAATTTCTTCTGTTCCAGTTTGTAGCAGCTCTCCATTATACTTAAATGCTTCTACAGTTAATCCATACATGTATGGATTGATAGAATCTCTACCTAATTGAAAGAAGTTTTTTTCTTCTTGAACAAACTTAATCTCCATCAATTTAAATTGAATTGGTAGATAAATTAGGTCGCCTTCTTTTGGAAGTCTTCGATCAGCACCCATTACTGAAGCAACTTGACGCTCAAATCTTCTTCGAGCAACGCAAAGGCGAGCAGTATCTTGAATTTCGAGACCAAATTTAGAGAAAAATTCTTGATTACCTTCATAATTTTGAAAAGATTCAAGATACATCTCTAACTTAATTGCTTTTCGAAAATATTTTACTGGATCGTCACCAAAAAGTTCATCAATTGATGATTGTGATTCTCTAGGAAGATAGTAAACATCTATACCATGATTCTTAATTGATTCTATAATCAAATCTTCAAGAAGATTTTGCTCAACGGTTGCTCGTTGATTATTAAAATATACACTAGTTGCCATTTTAGCCTACTAAAAATGCAGTTGGTTCTTCGTAAGTATCACGAAGTTTTTCATTTAGTTTTTCTAACTCTGCTGATGCTTCATCATAAATTTGCTGACCGTTGATAACCAAACCACCTGGAAGAACATAATTTCCATACTTCTTTAGATTAGTGCCCCATTGTTGCTTAAACAATGTAGCTGTGTACTCTTTTACCCATATATCATTGTATACTTTCTCATATGTTTCTGGATCTACAATTCTATGAGCCTCAAATGCCATAAAATTGCCAACATCAAATCTATCCCAATCAGTAATTACGGTAAGTCTGTTTACATTTTTATTATATGTGTATGGCATCTGACCTGTTATAATCATATCTAACATTGCTAAATGTTCTTGAGCGATAACAAAGTAGGTATAGGATGATGATGTTAGATTATAGAAATCGTTGAGACGCAACTGATAATTAATATCAAACATATTAAAACCAGTCGAAGATGTTGAACCCACAGTTGAACCTGTAAATGCAAATACTCTTGACACACTAACAATATTATCACATAGTTTCAAGTATCCATTTAGTTTATCGGCATTTGTTATAGCCTGTGACAAATATACTCTTTCTGTACCATCATAATGATATGTTGAATAATGCTGCAGTGCATCATCGATTCGATCTTCGAGTTGATCGTCATCGACATTGATGTCAATTACAGGAAATCCGAGTTTACGGAGACAGTAATCTTTAAGTTGAGTTCGAGTGCTAGGTTGCGACATTTAGAACCTCTCTAAGTATTCTATATTTAGTCACTCGATTAATTTACCATTTCGAGAGTTATAAACTCGATTTGGGTCCATATGAGAGAATTGCTCCCAGTTTGGCTCTCCTGGCTCGAGTCGTTTACCAACAGTCTCTTCTCCGATATGAACGATTAAATTTTGACCTTCTGGACCCTTTAAAGTTGCAGAATACATTTGATGGAAGAAATTTAGATAAACCATGATCATTCCTTCGTTTACATTAAATTTCCAGTAATCTCTAAACGAATATTCGATCACATTTTTACGATAGAGCGAGAATATGATTGGAAAAGTTTTTACATTTTGGCTATAGTAATAGTTTCCAATTTTAACATCGGTAACATCGATTACGGGTTCAGTTTCATGAAAGTACCATGATTGACGCTGAAGAACGACTGAAGCCATTTTTTCATCTGATTCTAGAATAGTTATCAAGTCGTCAATTCGAATCGGACTCGTCAATAGAACATCGTCCTCTTGATGTAAGATATAGTCATAATCTTGTGTTTTTAACCAATCGAAGAACGCGCTCCAATTAACCGATAGACCCAAGTTAGTCTCGTTAAATCGTAAATTAAAACCATAAACCTTTGAGATTAGGTCAAATATGGCAGGATTTCTATTTCTTGGGTAATCGTCGATAATTAATTTATCAACTGTATGATTGCCATAATCTAGATTTTTTAGAGACTCTAGAGTCGGCATCAGATACTTGATTCGATTCGTAGAGAATATTACATGTAAGATCTTCATCAGTACTCTGTATTAAAGAAAAAGGTTTGAAACAATCGACCATTTTGATAATTATTGCCAAAATAGTCTAACGATGCATGATATAAGTTTCCACGATACAGCACAATTCGATTATATTTGTTTGCAACATAATCTGTCTTTTCCCATTTAGTGTAATCGTATCCATTATGATATGGTGCATCGCGATCGATCCTTTCATATTCTTTTGTTTCTTTCCATCGATACAAGGCAGTTCCAGAAGAAAGTGGTGCATCTGGTGTCAGATAACAAACAGCTGCCCAAGTATTAAAACTATCAGCATGAATCCATGTTCTGTCTTGAGCAGTACATATTTGAAACGCACCAGTATATCCAGATTCTTCAAACCAATTGGTAATCTGACCACCCGCATTTTGTATAATGTATTGAAGAGAATTCCTTAAATCATCAGGAAGCCATGGCTTTGTTCGAACTCCAGGATAGTTTCCAGAGACTTCGAAGGGCTGAGACAAAGCATATGCTCTTACTTGATCAGGGTTTTGATAAAAGTCGTCAACAATAATTAAAGTAGTTTTCATTTGTCACCTAGTAGTACATAAATCGTGCTGAGGTACCATCCCACCCTGAAACTATCCAATCAGTCTCAATTATATCCTTTTCGAATGGTCTCGTAAAGTAATATGACAAAGTTTCAATGTCATAATGCGCCATCTTTTCATTGTCTAATAGATTAATAACTGCATCATTCATGTCTATAAACTTGTCAAATTGATGAATACCAAATCCATATAACACGGTGCAATATTGATGCAGTCTGTTATTGTTTTGCTGCGCTCGATAATCTACAAATTGGTATCTCCAATTATCGTTCCATTCAAAATTTAATGGTCGTTTAAAAAATATCTTATCTTTATTCTCTGGGGTAAACAATGCATCGTTAAAATTGAAGTAAAAATACCTACCAGTTGTCTTAATCACATAGTCATATTCTTTAATTTCGTTTTTAAATGTTTTGTAGTAACTATTTAAAAGTGCGCACTCACATAGACTTTTATTTTGATGGTGATTTACAAGATTAAAGATTTCTGGCGCATACTCTTTGACAGGCAAATAATCAACATTCTTAAGATGCCTTAATGTCACAATGTAATCTGCATAATCTTCTGACGAGTCTACAACTACAATCTTATCATTCGGAAATGCTGCTTGTATCGAATTGATTGTAAAGATTGTTTGCCTAAATCGTTCCTCTGCTCCAAAAACAGAGCGAGTTGGACTGTATGTAAAAGTCCCAGGCTTTGGTGCGATAGAAGAACTAACTACAAATAACTTACGCATAAAATGAATTTAAAATAACTTTATCTAAGTATTGCTTATGCTTCATGTGAATAACTTCGTCAGAGAAATTTAATCCCCATGATCGACAATCGCACAAGTCTATTTTATCTATTAAATTCATAGCATTTAATAGTGATTTGAAATCCCTCACTCGATATCCTGTTTTCCCCTCGAGAACAATCTCTGGAAATGCACCCCAATCAGTTGTAATCACAGGTGTACCAGAAAGATTTGCTTCAATGATCATATTACCAAATGGTTCAACATAGTGTGTTAGTCCAAACAAACACTTTGCATTTTTCATCAATTGTTTTCGCTGCTCTGCATTTGCAACGCCAAACATTTCAACGTGATTTGGTATTCTATCATAACCTAATGCTTGCAACGATCCAGGACCAGCGATGACGAGTTTCTTGCCCATCTTTTCTGTTGCTTGAATGGCTAGATGTACACCTTTTTCTTCACACACTCTACCAAAATACAAGAAATAATCTTCTTTCTTTTCACTATATTCAAATTCACTTACTGTAAATGGATTGCCGATTACATCATCGAACCAGCTTGGCGACATTAACATGTCACGATCACCATAAAAATAATGCATGTTTGCATATGATGTGAATACTCTATATGGAGCAAACACGCCATTGGCGCGATATCCAATTGATGGTTCAACAATTTTACATCCAGGATTCATATCACAAGCAACTTTATTATCCACACCAAAAAAGCAAACGATAATATCGCCTGTGCTTGCTCGCTCTTGAATCTCTTTACCTGCTAACAAATTAAATTCGTTAATTTCAACTGGTGTTGTTGGAATGTCGACATGCTCGCAGTCGACTTGTGCGCCTGGAACTCCATAATGAATCATATGGAAATGTTGAGACAAATGTTTGATATACTTGTGTGCATGAACTGCAAATGGATCAACGCGATTCATCAACCCAGTAGGATTGCGCGGATTTGCTAACACATGTATTTTCATAATAAACTCATAAAATAATATAATCTATTTATCGAACTTATCGAAGGTCCTTCATAGTCAAAGTGCCCCAATATGTCGTACCACCATCATATGTGATAAATGTCCACAAGTCACGAGCATTTGCATCTGTTGTCGCAGGAGGAATAGATCCACCAGCCCAATAAATTGTATTGGAGAATGATGGCAATCTTCCACCAGTTCCATCTTGCGACAATAATAGCGAGAACATTTGACCTGTTCCAGAAGATGGTGCATTCGTAAATGTAAATGCCACATTTGCTGTTAATGTATGACGGAAATAGTTAGCAGTTGTAAGACTGACAGTATTTGCGCCATTAGTGTTTGTATTCGAAACCATAAAGTCTTTTACAGCTTTAAGCGTTGCACCTTCATTTGGTCCAGTTGGACCTGTGTTGCCTTGAGGACCTTGAGGACCTTGTGGTCCTTGAGGACCTTGTGGACCTTGTGGACCTTGAGGACCAGTGACACCTTGTGGACCTTGAGGACCTTGAGGACCTTGAGGACCAATCACACCTTGAGGACCTTGTGGTCCTGTATCACCAATGACACCTTGTGGACCCTGTGGACCCTGTGGACCAGTGACACCTTGCGGACCTTGTGGTCCTTGTGGACCAGTGACACCTTGTGGACCTTGAGGACCTTGAGGACCAATCACACCTTGAGGACCTTGTGGACCTGCGTCACCTTTATCACCAGTACGAACAAATGTGATGATGACATTAGTGCTATTTGAGAAGTTTGATCCGACAAGTGTTGTATTCAATCCAGCAACAGGAACAACGAACCAATCAGTAACATGAAGATGAGTACCGTTAATATTGAAAAATGCATATTCTAAAACGTTTGCAGAATTTGCAATCTTGAACGTGCCTTTGATTGTTGATGTTGAGTCATCGATTGTGTTCAGGTAATTAAACACATTTGCGCTTAAACGATCGATGTTATCAATATACATCTCAGTTGCAGATAGAAGTGTTGCATTATTAAACTTGACGAAACCAGCTGTTGGATCGGTGTTTGCTGTATTAGCACTAAACACATAATCAAATGTTGCTCCACCAAATTCACCAGTATCACCCTTAACACCTTGTGGTCCTTGTGGACCCTGAGGACCCTGTGGACCTGTATCACCTTGAGGACCTTGAGGACCAGTCACACCTTGAGGACCCTGTGGACCTTGTGGACCAGTCACACCTTGAGGACCCTGTGGACCCTGTGCACCAGTGACACCTTGAGGACCTTGTGGACCCTGTGCACCAGTGACACCTTGAGGACCTTGTGGACCTTGCGGACCAGCAACACTTGACGCATCACCTTGTGGTCCTTGTGGACCTTGAGGACCAGCACCTTGCGGACCCTGTGGACCTTGCGGACCTTGCGGACCTTGAGGACCAACATCACCAGTTGATCCAATTGAACCTTGTGGTCCTTGTGGTCCCTGTGGACCTTGTGGACCAATAGGACCAACATCACTAATATTAATCACACCCTGCATCGATGCGTGGAATTGGCAAACATAATAAAGAGTACTTGGTGCATCATAAGGAACAGCGAATGTTAGCGTTCCAACTTGAGTGCCGTTATTTGTAATGCCTGATGAATATATATTTCCAGAACTATATGCACCAGAAACTGTTTGAATCCAGAAAGGGTGTCCAGAAGCACTTATACTAAATTCATAAGTAAATCCACGCAGTAAATTTAATGTTGGATTGCTAGAACCATCGATTGAATAAGCACCAGCTCCGACATTCGTCACTGTATATGTTCTTGCACCAGTGACGCCCTGCGGACCTTGCGGACCAATTGCTCCCTGTGGACCCTGTGGACCAGCAACACTTGACGCAGCACCTTGTGGTCCTTGTGGACCTTGTGGTCCTTGTGGACCAGCAACAGTTGATGCATCACCTTGAGGACCTTGCGGACCTTGTGGACCAGCACCCTGTGGACCTTGTGGTCCTTGTGGACCTGTTGGTCCTGTGTCACCAGTAGAACCTTGCGGACCCTGTGGACCCTGTGGTCCAGCAACACTTGATGCATCACCTTGTGGACCCTGTGGACCCTGTGGACCAGTATCACCTGTTAAACCCTGAATGCCTTGTGAACCTTGTGCGCCTTGATTACCTTGAGCACCAGATGGACCCTGTGGTCCTTGTGGACCAGCAACACTCGATGCATCACCTTGAGGACCTTGTGGACCTTGTGGACCTTGTGGTCCTTGTGGACCAGTATCACCTGTTAAACCTTGAATGCCTTGTGCACCTTGATTACCTTGAGCACCAGATGGACCAGATGGACCCTGAGGACCAGCAACTGTTGAATCTGCGCCAGTTGGACCTTGTGGACCCTGTGGACCCTGTGGACCAACAACACCCTGTGGACCTTGTGCACCAGTATTACCACCTGGACCAGTTGGACCTTGTGGTCCAGGATTGCCTGTATCACCAGTTACACCTTGTGGACCTTGAGGACCAACTGGACCCACATCACTGATAATAATTGTACCAGACATTGAAGAATGGTTTTGGCAAACATAATAAAGAGTATTTGGTGCATTATATGGAACCGCAAATATTACAGTGCCAACATCGTCACCATTATTTGTTACACCACTACTGTAAACATTTCCAACACTGTATGGCGCAGGAACTGTTTGGATCCAGAAAGGATGTCCAGATGCACTTACAAAGAATTCATATGTGAATCCGCGCATCAAATACAATGTAGGATCATTTGCGCCATCAATCACATAATGACTGGCACCACTATTCGTTACAGTGTAATTTCTTGCACCAGTGACACCTTGTGGTCCTTGGGGACCCTGTGGACCCTGTGGACCTTGAGGACCCTGTGGACCTTGAGGACCCTGTGGACCTTGAGGACCAGCACCCTGTGGACCTTGCGGACCTTGCGGACCTTGTGGACCTGTATCACCTTTATCACCAGTACGAACAAATGTGATGATGACATTGGTAGAATTTGAAAAACTTGTAACACCACTTAAATGTGCAACAGGAACAGAGAAATAACTTGAAACGTGTTCGTGAGATCCATTAATATTAAAGTATGCAAATTCACTTACATTTGCAGTATTTGCAACTTTAAATGTTCCTTTGATTGTTGACGTAGAGTCATCAATAGTTTGCAAATAATTAAATACGTTTGCAGTACTTAAATCTGTAAAGTCGATATACAATCGTGATACAGAAGAAAATGTTATATTATCGAATTTTAAATTTGCTACACCAGGATCTGTGTTTGCAGTATTTGTTAAGTAGATGTACTCAAAAGTTGCGCCACCAAATTCACCCTGATCACCTTTAGCACCAGATGGACCTTGTGGACCAGTGACGCCTTGTGGACCTTGAGGACCTTGAGGACCTGTATCACCCTGTGGACCTTGCGGACCAGGAACATTTGACACGCCAGAAGGACCTTGTGGACCTGTATCACCCTGTGGACCTTGTGGACCAGCGACACCTTGTGGACCAGCGACACCTTGTGGACCAGATGGACCAGATGGACCTGTATCACCTTGTGGACCTTGTGCACCAGCGACACCTTGTGGACCAGCGACACCTTGTGGACCAGATGGACCAGATGGACCAGATGGACCTTGTCCACCAGTATCACCTGTTAAACCTTGAATGCCTTGTGCACCTTGATTACCTTGAGCACCAGATGGACCTTGTGGACCAGCAACACCCTGTGGACCAGATGGACCAGATGGACCAGCGACACCTTGTGGACCTTGTGGACCAGTATCACCTGTTAAACCTTGAATGCCTTGTGCACCTTGATTACCTTGAGCACCAGATGGACCTTGTGCACCAGCGACACCCTGTGGACCAGCGACACCTTGTGGACCTTGTGGTCCCGCAACACCTTGAGGACCTTGAGGACCTTGTGGACCAGTATCACCTGTTAAACCTTGAATGCCTTGTGCACCTTGATTACCTTGATTACCTTGAGCACCAGATGGACCTTGTGCACCAGTGACGCCTTGCGGACCTTGTGGTCCTTGTGCACCAGTGACACCTTGAGGACCCTGTGGACCAGTTGCACCCTGTGGTCCTTGTGCACCAGTGACACCTTGAGGACCTTGAGGACCTGTATCACCTTGTGGACCAGATGGACCAGCGACACCTTGTGGACCAGATGGACCTTGTGCACCAGTTACACCCTGTGGTCCTTGTGGTCCTTGTGGACCAGCGACACCTTGTGGTCCTTGTGGTCCTTGAGGACCAGCAACAGTTGACGCAGCACCTTGTGCACCAGATGGACCTTGTGGACCAGTAGAACCAGATGGACCTTGTGGACCTTGTGGACCAACTGATCCTTGTGGACCTTGTGGTCCTTGAGGACCAGTAGAACCTTGTGGACCTTGTGGACCTTGTGGACCAGCAGTGGATGAAACTGAAATTGTCGTCATTTCGTTACCTGTGGATTAACTGTAATAATCCCCTCAAACATACGCGATGTTACATTTGAAGTATTAATTTGTTTGATATCAAACACATAACGACCTGCTTTTATGTTAGCAGTTGACGCTGCATTTAGCGAAAATCTAACATCACCATTCGCAGCATTAATCACTGCAACGGTTAAATTTGCTGTCACACTTGAAGAATAAAATGATTTGCGCATTGAGGAAGAAAATGTGTAGCCTGCAACATTAATTCTGCTGCCATCATCGTTCTTAACTACAATATCAAGATTAAAGGTTGTTCCTTGATCTAGATCTACTTCTACAAATTGCGCCATTTAAAGGGTTCCTACTTGATATTCTTATTTATTAGATTTAAATTAGATAGTTTCAAGATAGATCAATTCACATGAATTAGAAGTCGATATTTGCACTTCTCGGGGAGAATTAGCAAATATTGTTCTAGATTGACCGTTAATATTATGGTAATTTACATTATCGATAGAGTACGCGGATCCAAAAACTAACAAATAAGAGTTAGCATTCATTGTCTTTGTTAAATTAGAGTTTTCTAGCATCAGTACAGAAGAAGTAAATGCGACTGAATTATTTGTATTACCTTCGGTTACAGATACAACTGTAAATTTTGTATTCGGTGTACTCGTAAGGATAACATTTTTATCATAATTCCATTGATCTACATATGGATTCCAATTAGAATTATATGGGCAGACAACATTTACTGTATTCTCGCCCTCGTAATCAACAACAATACCACCTCGTAGAAGGTAATAACTCTTATTTAAGTTGAATTTTTGTGGTGAAACATTCGTTTCAAGGCTTATATTACAACCAACAGCTGCAGTACATCCCCCACCAATAAATTGTTGAATCTTTATAGACATTTAACCATCTCTATTCGGCACCTCCCAATCATTTACAATTCCAGGATTGGGAGAGATTTTACGAGAAATTGCACGATCCTCTAGTTTTCTATTTATATAATCGACACCTGTTATGCGACGATAGTGTTCGAGCTGTTCCTCGGATAGAGAATAGATGTAATCAATGATCTCTTTCTTAGATCGATCGTGATTCATCTTTAATTTTTCTGAGCTGGCAACAGGATTAATCGTTTGTTTGGTGTCATGGCTACCAGATCGAAGATAATGATATACTTTAATCTTGCGATGATGGAATATGCTATATCCAGCAAGAATCGAACTAATAACAAAAATCTGTTCTTCGCCTTCAAAAAATATCTTTGTATTGTATCCAACGTCTTTGATCCAACTTACAGGCATGAAAAAGTTGCCAGCGCAGATATGAATTGATGGAGTAAC